TGCAGGGGAGATTGAATGTATAGAATGTATTAAAGCACAAATGAGTTATGAAGAATTTAAAGGTTATTTACGGGGTAATTCTCTTAAGTATATGTGGCGTTATAATCGTAAAAACGGAATGGAAGACCTGCAAAAAGCAGAGTGGTATCTCAAACGTTTACAAAAAGAAATACAAGACCATGGGTAATATAAACAATGCAAATTTGGACTATATCCTTCGCTGGGAAGGAGGACTCAGTAAGCACTCTAAAGACAGTGCATCATCAAACTGTGTGCCTGATGGCTCAGGTGTTCACACGAACAAAGGCATTACTTGGGCGGCTTGGAAAGCACAGCACGGAGATTCAGAAGAATCAGTAAAGCGTTTTTATGAGATGACTCATGAGGATTGGAAGTCTATTTATGAACTCTATTGGAAAGGCATCAAGGCAGATGATATTGAGTCAGATTTAATCGCTGAGTTTTGGGCTGATTTCGCTTGGGGTTCTGGTGTTTACGGAGCAGCAAAGCAATTACAGAAATTTATCGTATCAGAGGGTTTCTCAATAGCAGTGGATGGGAAGGTAGGCAAGAACACTTTAAGTGCCTTAAATCGCCTTATAATAATGAAAGGGGAGGACTATATCTACCTAAAGAGTTACGACCACAGAGTTAACTTCTTGAGAGGGCTGGAATCGTTTAAGCATTTTGGTAGAGGATGGATCAGCAGATTGAAAGATTTTCACAACTACGCATTGAATAAAATAAATGGCTCTTGATGATTTAGAAAAGTTTGGTGATAAGAACCGAGCGTTCAACCCTTCCGAGGATGACGGCATTTTGCGTATTGTCCAGAATTGGGGCAACGAGCTTATTGCTCAGATGCAGAACCGGTTGAGGATTAATAACACCAACGCAACGAGCAGCTTATCTTCTTCTATTAGTCCTAAAATCACAAGCAAACCAGGTGGGTATAGGCTTACCACTATGATGCAAGATTACTGGTATTATGTAGAGAACGGTAGAAAGAGAGGAGAAAAACCACCATACGCAAATATTTATGAGTGGGTGCAAAATAAAAAGGAAATGCAGATGAAGATTAATCAGTCACCTGATAAAATAGCGGCTACAAAGTCACTCGCTTTTGCTATTAGAAACGTCATTGGGAAAAGAGGAACAAAGGCTCAACCATTTATATCTAATTCTTTAGAAAAAGTTACCACAGAAACTCTTGGGCAGCGTATTGCTCAATATATTGCCGACACTTTAGGCAGCCCATAAAGAAAAAAGTTTTTTCATTCTACAAATTATTTTTATATTTGTGGCATGGAAATACAAGAAATTGTAAAGCTAATCAAGCTTAAGAAACGTCACGGCATCATTAAGCGTGTCAGTGAAGAAACGGGGGTATCTATGCCCACCGTTAAAAAGTACATTGAAGGCAACGTCATTTCAGACAAGGCTCTACTTGTTTTGAAAGCTGCTCTTGAGGACATTGAGAATGAGGAGGTGCAGCAATGATTACCATTTTAGTTGAGAACAAAGATGTTGTTGTCGAGCAGTATTTTGTCACGTTAATCTTTGATCGTGAAGAAATCGAGTCAATGATTATGGAGCATTACCGAGATGAGTATTCTGACCATGTGTACAGACACGTTGACGAGGAAGGTGCATCATTTACCACTGACTTTATTTTGTACAATGACATTGAGCGTCACGACGTTATCAATGACTTAATGTACTACCACGATTTAAAACCAACCAAAATCAAATTAGTAGAAAATGAAAACAAGTAACGAAACTAACAACCTTGTGAAAGCTCTTTTTGAGTTCCAAGGTAAAGTAAACGCTGTAAAAAAGACAGCCAAGAATGACCATTTCCACTCTAGCTATGCGGATTTGTCCAGCATTCTCACAACCATCAACCCGGTATGTCAGGAGTTAGGGCTTTTGATTACACAGCACCCACACGATGATGTATTGGTAACTAAGATTTACCACGTTGAATCAAGCGAATGGATGCAGAGTGAACAGCTCTTGAGGATGCGAGATGCGAATAACCCTCAGCAGTATGGTTCTGCTTTGACCTATGCTCGTCGTTATGCCCTGGCTTCTATCTTTAATTTAAACCAGGCAGACGATGACGGAAATTCTGCAAGTGGTCATCAGGTTAAAACAGTAAAGGAAACCATCACACCACAACATCCAATGTGGGATAAAGCTTTAAAACACATCCAGAACGGTGGCAATATCCAAGATATTAAAGACAAGTTTGTTCTATCTAAAAAGCATGAGGAGGTGCTGACAGCGACCAAATGACTAATGCAGAACGGATGGAAGTTACGATGACGCAAAGCCAAGAGGAATGGCTCAAAGCAAGAGCCAATAGATTCACGGCTTCAGTAGTACACAAGTTAATGGGTAGCTCACGATCAGGTTCTCCCCTTTCAAAGACAGCAGAAACATTTGTCTATGAACGAGCTGCTGAGATATTGACCGGCAACTCTAAGCCTGTTTATGGAGATGCTCTTGAATGGGGTATATCACACGAAGCGGATGCCTTTTACTATTTCAATCAGCAGAACTTTCAAGAGTGGACATACTACGGAGGAGAAACCTATGCCTTTATTCCTTATGGGGAGTACAGCGGATATTCACCTGACGGCTTGAGTCAAGATGCTATCCTTGAGATAAAATGCCCATACAACTCGGGCATCCATTTAAAGAACTTCAATATCTATGATGCGGATAGCCTTAAGCAAACACACCCAGAGTATTATTGGCAGATGCAACTCGGAATGTTGGCCACTGACCTTGACTATGGTTATTTTGTTTCGTATGATCCACGAATGCCCGAAGGCAAACAGATGCACATTGGAGAGATTGAACGTCACGAAGTTGAGTTTGAACTCAATGAGAAATTAGAAAATGCTTGGGAATTATTAAAAACAATATTACAATGAATTTAGAAAAAGAACTATTAGGAGAAAAACGTCATTTGAAATATGACAAAGAAAACCATTCTTATCGTGCTTGGATATTAGATGCCGAGTGTGATCCATTAGAACTTGAGTTTAACTTAGACACCATTATCATACACACAAAATCAATCACATATTTAATGTTGACACCTGAGGAGATGGATTACATACTATCTCTACATGAACAAGCAAAAGAAATGTTAGAGTTAGATGATGATTGGGATGATGATGAATTGGATGAATAATAAAAATATTTTGGCGAATTAAAAAGAAAGTTTATATTTGAAGTATGGAAGTACCAGTTATTTTAGTTTTACCAATCGCATTAATCATGTTGATTTGCTATTTAGCTTATTTGAAAATATGCGACGAAGTCAGAGAATTTAAGAAGCTTGAGGATGAAGTTGAGCGTCAAGCCAACGAATCTGAAAAGCCTTATGTTGAACCTTTATACAGAAGGAGATTTAAGAAATGAGCAACATGATTCAGCAAAGGGTTGCGGCAGTTCTACTCAAGCACCCAGAAACTAAAGATAATGACCGAATGCTCACTGCCTACTATTGGACAATGCAGATGTCAGACGAAGGGCTTAGATTAGATACCTTTGATGATTTCAAGCGTGAGTACACATTCGGAAAGTTGACCGATGCTCAGACGATAACAAGAATCAGACGTAAGCTTCAGATGGAACGCCCACAATTCAGAGGTCAGAAGTACCTGGAGAAGTTGAACAAGGTTAATAAAGTCAAGGAGGATTTAGGCTATGGACAAAAGTAAGATGTTAGCTGAGGCAATCAACAAAGCGATTGATGACATTGATCCTAATATGGCATACGATGAATTTGCTTATGCTGTTGCTCTCGTTTTATATATGGAATATGGTAAGCTTTTAGGCAGTAGCTTTATTAGTGATTTAACAAAATACGTTGATGAAATGGACAAATGAACAGGAGCAGCTTTTAAGTAAGCTATATCCAGATACCAAGACAAAAGAACTGTGCGAGATTTTTAATTGTAAGGCTCACAACATTTACAACAAAGCCAATAAAATGGGATTGAGGAAAAGCAACAGTTATTTGTACGCTGAGGTGTACACGATAACTCCAAATGTAGAAAGCCAATTCAAAAAGAATCACACACCTTGGAACAAAGGAATGAAAGGTTTGCAAATGGGAGGCGTTGAAACACAGTTCAAGAAAGGTAGTAAGCCGCACAACTGGAAGCCTGATGGTTCTACTCGTGTAGATAAAGATGGTTTCACAATGATTAAAGTAAATGGCAAGTATGTTCTGTATCATCGTCACTTATGGATGCAAGAGAACGGTAAAGTGCCTGAGGGGTATGTGGTAGCGTTTAAGGATGGCGACAAGTCAAACATAACGCTTGACAACTTAGAGCTGATTACAAAGCAGGAGAACATGGCGAGAAACACTGTTCACAGATTACCAGAAGAAATCAAAGAAGTAATTCATTTAAAGAAAACTATAACAAGAATAACCAATGGCAAAAGACAAAATTCAAGACCTTAGACATCACCTTTTTGAAACGATCGAAATGTTAAAAGACGGTGACATGGAAATTGACAAAGCTAAAGCAATCAGCGATGTCGCTCAGACAATTATCAACTCAGCAAAGGTTGAAGTAAACTTTCTAAAAGAAATGGGTAGTAACCGGCACACTGGGTTTATCCAGATTGAAAACAAAGAAAATACTTGACAAACGTATAGGATTATAGTATATTCGTAGAGTATTAAAACAGGGTCGCAGCTGTTATTTTAAAAATCTTTTGCCTCGGCTGGTTAGGTGTACTGCGACACATCTAACTGGTACGGGGCTTTTTTTATGCAATGGAATATCATATAAAACACAAATTTGAAAATGATTACTGTATCATTGATGTATACCGGGACAATCAGTTCTGGTTCACTTACGACTTTCACTTAATGAGCGGCATTCGTGAAGGTGAAAACTTTAGTATGTTAGATCACATTAAATACAAAAATTGGGGACATGCTGAGGGAATTGATGAGATGTGGCATGAAGTACAAGTACAACGATTAATCAGAGGGCTATGAGTGACACGTTTTATTTCTCTCACGACTACAATACCAGAAGCGATGAGAAGATTAAAAAACTTATCTATGAACATGGTTTTGAGGGCTATGGTTTATACTGGGCAATTATTGAAGAGCTTTATCAAAATGCGAACGCAATGCGATTTGAATGCGAACGCATAGCGTATGAACTGCGAACGGATAAAGAACGTATTGCAAGTATTATAAATGACTTTGATTTGTTCGTTGTTGATGGTGAGTTTTTTCACTCAACAAGTATTGAAAAACGCTTAAAGATGCGTATTGAGAAAAGCCGTAAAGCCAGTGAATCCGCCAAAGCTCGTTGGAGTAATGCGAACGCAAAGCGAACGCATAGCGAACGCAATGCTATAAAGGAAAGTAAAGGAAAGGAAAATAAAGGAAATGTATTTAAAGAACCCACCGTTAAAGAAATACAATCAGAGTTTAGTGAATTAGATGCACAAAGGTTTCATGACTTTTATTCTTCTAAAGGATGGATGATTGGTAAAAATAAAATGAAGGATTGGAAAGCAGCAGCTCGTAACTGGATGAGTAGAGATAAAACTGTACCTTCGCAAGGTAAACTACCAAAAGCAACATTAGATGATTGAGATTAATATATTAAGTGCATTCTTTTATTCTGAGTATGCCAGAGTATTTCTGAACAGCACGAACCCCGATTGGTTTACTACACCATTATATTCAAAAGTAGTAAGAGCTTTAAAGCAAATGGATCGCTCAGGTGATACCATAAGCATTAATGCTGTGATGAACTTATTTCCTGAAAATAAGATTGAACTGTCCAAGGTGTACAATGCGATGGTAACTGATAAAACCGTGGAGCATGACTTGAAAATACTTGAGTATAAATACAAAGAGAAACGAATCAATCAGAGGGTTGCAGAAATCAGCAAAGTACAGGATCTTCAAACCATGCAATCATTACTTACTGAGATACTGGAGGAAAGCAAAATAAAAGCAGGTAATGAAAGCACAGAGATTGTGATGGTTGCCGGTAAGGTTTTAGATAATATCGAAGAAGCTATTGACAGAGGAAGTAAGCTTCAAGGAATCTCAACAGGCTGGAGATACTTAGATAAATATATCGGAGGTTATCATGCTGGAAATATGATTGTGTTAGGTGGTCGACCAGGTGCTGGTAAGTCTGCCCTTGGATTATCCTTAGCGATTGAGTGTTGCAAATGGGCAAAGACTTTATTTGTGACTTTAGAAATGAGCAAAGAGGAATTAGCACAACGATATATCAGTTATTTTTCAGAGGTTGAAAACTACAAAATCAGAAACGCCAATATAACTAAACAGGATATTGAAGATATAGCTACTCAAATGTATGCTAACCCACATGACATAAGTTTGATTGATACACCTGACAGAGATCTTGAGAGCTTAATTACTAAAATAAAACTACACAAGGCAAAGCATGGATTGAATGTTGTATTTATTGACTATTTGCAACTAATAAATGCAGAAGGACAAAGCCGGTATGAAAAAGTAAGTGAAGCCAGTAAGCGACTAAAACAACTGGCAAAGGAAATTAATATCACCGTTGTAGCTTTAGCACAGTTAAGACGAGAGGATAAGAGCAACGTAAAACCTACACTATCAGATTTAAAAGAAAGCGGACAGATAGAACAGGATGCGGATGTCGTGTTGTTTCCATACAGACCACAGTATTACAGCGATCATCGTGAAGACGTTGAAATGGATGCTGAGTTATTAATTCAAAAAAACAGGCACGGACAATGTGCAGCAATCCCTTGCAGTTTTGAGGGCAAGTTTACACGATATAGAGAACTACTATGAATTACCAATACGAATACATTAGATTAAAAGCAAGATGCTCAAATAGAGAGCGTATTCTGAATGACAGAATAAATAAGCTAAAGGCTGAGATTTATGACCTAACCCAAAAAATTAACAATCCTTACAATGCTCCAAGGTATGACATGCAATTTGTCAAGCTGCTGGACATAGTTACAAAGGTGACCAATGTCTTTAGCGAGGACATAATGGGCAGGAAAAGAGATCGTCACATAATTGTAGGCAGAGCTTTATTTTGTTACATTGCCAGAGAGCATTTAAAAAGAACTTATACGGATATAGGTAGATACATTAATCGTGATCATAGCACCGTTATAAACCTATGCAAGAACTACACGAACTACATTGAATTAAAATATCAGCCAGAAGAATCGTTTTATTCTCAGGCAATAAACCACATAGAGCATGACCTTAGAACTTACGTTGAGGAAGTCGAAAGAATATCTACACATCTTTCTTGATAACGAAAAGCAAGTGATCTACTATGCTAAGAAATACATGAAGAAAGGATTTGAGGTTTACAGCATATGCAATGAAAAGCGTGTGGAGATAAAGTGCAAAAGTTAAAATATACCTATTGAAATTGCAAAGAACTTTGAGATATCAAAAAAGCCGACATCATAAACGAGCTGACAACAGCCGAATGGTTGAGGGAAGTTTGTGAGAAGATAGGGAAGCACCAAGCCAATGATTTATATCAAGAGGTGTTTTTAATAATCTGCGAAAAGGATGAAGATTGGATACTTGAAAAATACAACAGCGGATATTGGGAAGGGCTTGTCATTCGCATCGTGGTTAATCAGGCTTACGGACAATACACCAGGTTCAACAAACTATTCAAACAAGAGCCAATGCTTGACAGTTCTAAACTTGAGATACCTGATCATGATGTTGATTACCGAAATGAGATACTTCACTACTGCATTGATATCGTACTTAGAGAGTATGATTGGTATCACACCAAAATTTGGAAGTTATATTCTGAAGGTGGGCGTAACATCAAACCAAAATCAGCAAGATCAATCAGCAGAGCAACGGGCATAAGTAGGCACGAGATAGATAAAGTGATTAACGAGATTAAATACAAAGCAAATAAACAATTCAAAAAATATGAGCCTTACATTTGAGATATTAGGACTCGCCTCTATGGGAGTAATTCTTGTAAGAAACTGGACATATCGGCTCAAGGTTAAGCCATTTACCTGTGAGCTATGTCTTGCGTTTTGGTTGAGTTTACTGTACTTCCACTCCTTGGAGGGAGTTCTATTCTCATTTGCGGCAGGAATGACAGCAGCGATATTGAACAGATATGTATGAACTAAAGGATTTGAAAGAAGTAATTGACACACTACAAAGACATTTAAAATACCGAAAGGGCTTTGCCATCAGTCAACCAAGACCGAGCGAAGTCAACGAGGCACTAACCAAAGTAATCAGAATACTAAATGAACAAAGAACAAATTGATTTCATCCTCACCGAGATGTTGCCGGTGTTTCAGAAATGGAAAGAAACACAAGTGCTGAAAATGACACCTGAGCAGAACGTAGAGTTCAGAGCAGTGTACTTACAAGAGATGGGCAAACCACTTCCAACGTGCGGCAACTGTGTAGTTGAGGGAATGCTCTCAATGATTATCAGAGCAGAGGCACAGAACAAGGAACTCAACACTCTTGCAGACGACGAGCAACCGGTTAAAAAAAAGCGAAGAAAACGTGTCGTGCGTAACACAGATAATAAAACAGACCTGGGCGAAGGATAAGCCTTGGCTTGTTGTTGGAACCGGTCCATCTCTTGAGAGGTGGGATGCTTCTATGATGTTAGACTACAACGTCTGGACAATTAATGGAGCATTAGAAAAAACACGATACGCAGATATAGCAGCCTTTCATGATCCACCCATATACAACGAACCACAGAAATACATAAACGGAAAATACAAGGCACGTTTTATTCTGACCAGAACCTGCAATAAAAAGATATACGACAACACCATCTTTGTTCAGTTTAAGATTGATCCCAATATAGGGCATTACACATTCAGAACTTTTAATTCAAGCTCATTCGCATTTGAACTACTGATGAACCGATTCGACCAAGTATATACGTTAGGCATAGATGGAGGTAAAGCTTTGTATCAAGGACTAACTGAACACTATATCCAAGCAGAGCAAGGCACAGACTTCAACGCTCACAACGCTCACATGCACGAACTACAACAGAGAACCAAATGTCAATTAATTAGACTTTGAAAAAGCACACCAAAATATATCTAAACTATTTCGGATACGACACAACCGATTGGATACCTTGTGAGATATGCGGAAAAACTGCAAATGACATTCATCACATTGAACCTAGAGGAATGGGTGGAAGTAAAACTAAAGATGTGATTGAAAACCTGATGGCGGTTTGTAGACCTTGCCACGAAAAATATGAGGGGAATAAAGCGGACAAAGAGATGTTAAAAGTTGTCCATAAGGTTAAGATGACAGAAAGGAAAAAATGAGAGATAAGCATAACGACAAAATTAAATTAAAAGGCAAATCAGGAGTTTATCAAATTACCATAGGTGATGAGATATATGTGGGTAGTTCAAAAAATCTATATAACAGATACATTTCACATATACGATATTGCAAAAAACAAAATCATTATAATCAATTAATTCAAAATGCATTTGACAAGGAACAAGATTTTCAATTTGATATTTTAGAATTTTGTGATAATAGGTTGGATAGAGAGCAATACTATATTGATACATTGAAGCCAAATCTAAATATATGCCAATACGCAGAAAGTTCTATAGGGTATAAACATAGTAACGAAATCATAAACAGATTGAAAGAAATCAATAAGGACATAGCAAATAGACCAGAGGTAAAAGAAAAAACAAAAGCAACTCAATTTAAGAAAGGTCAAAAACCATCTCAAAAGACTATTGAAATAAATCGTAAAAGAATGAGCAAACCAACTATTGATTTAGAAACTGGGATAATATACGATAGTTTAAAAGAGGCTTGTGAATTAACAAATCATAATAGAAAAACACAAGCAGTCAAAATATGTCTAAAACAAAAATGTAGGTTTCAATATCTGTAATAAAACTGTAATCAAATGGCAAATAACCCAAATGTAAAAGAGAATCTAAAACCATTTAAAAAAGGCGAGGATGAAAGACGCTGGATGGAGGGCAGACCTAAGAAGTTCACCACCTTGATGAAGGAGGAAGGCTACAAGCTTTCAGAGGTGAACGACAGCATTCAGGCAATCATGGCAATGGATGAGCAAGAGATTAAAAAGGTTCTGAAGAACGAAGATGCAACCATGTTAGAAAAGACAGTTGCAAAGGCTATCATTAAGAGCTATGAGAAAGGCTCACTCTATTCAATGGATACTTTATTGAGTCGAGTATATGGTAAGCCAAAGGAAACAGTAGACGCAACCGTGGAGGCTAAGGTTGTGAATGTCACTTTAAATTTAGACTAAACACAAAAGGTAAATAATATGGATGAAATCACTTTTTTAGGAAACGCCTGGTCAGATGACTACGGCTTAAACATCACGGTAAACGTGGACAAATTCAAACAAGCACTCGCAGACGGAAAGCTTGAAATCAACAAGTACGGAGATGTCAGAATCAGAGTGCAGAAACTCAAGACTCAGAACGACAGGTCAAAGGCAACCCACTATGTGGCAGTGCCAAGACCACCGAAGGAGAAAGACGATCTACCATTTTGAGAATCTTACTACTACTTGACGGCATGAATGGGGTGAGCTTTCACAGGCTATACACCCCATATGTCAAAATTCAAATAGATTACGGCATCACAGTTGATGTGTCTGTTGATCAAAACGAGTGGGCTGATTTGCCCTTTGAGAAATACGATTGCGTGGTATTCAACCGATGGCTTGGAAGATTGCAGTATAACATTCTTCCGATACTTGCCAAAAAGAAAATCCCTTTCATTGTTGACATTGATGACTATTGGGTAATTCCTAAACACAACCCAGCTTATAAGTTTTACCGGGCTTATATCAAGAATGGAATAAAGGACAGCCTACATTATGCAGACGCTGTGATGGTTACCACTCCGCAACTTGAGGAGAAGGTGAAGGAGTTCAATACAAACGTCACAATCATACCCAATGCTTTAGACTACAATCAAAGCCAATGGAAAGCAGAAACAGAGCATCCTTTCACTATCGGTTGGGTTGGAGGGTTATCCCACACTGAAGATTTAAAGTTGCTTACAAACAAAATAAAGCCTATCTGCGAAGAATACGGAGCGAGGTTCTTGATGTGTGGATTTCATGAGAATGTTCCTGATTGGGCAATCATGGAAAAAGCAATCACAGGAGAGCCAAGACATAAACGCCCTGAGTGGTTTCAGACAAGGGTAGGAACAAAGGCCAATGAGTTCGGCAAGTATTACTCCGAGATTGACATCTGCATTGCTCCACTACTTCCGACTAAGTTCAACCGGTACAAATCAGAACTAAAGATTTTGGAAGCGGCAGCGTACAAGTTACCCATCTTTGTTAGTGCAGTTGAGCCATACACAAACCACCGTGATAATTTAGGCTGTTTCTTTGTTGAGAATAACGATTGGTCAGAGATTGGAAAGCTAATCAAGTCAGACAAAGTGAAAGAGGTGGGTGAGATAAACTATCACTATTGCCAAGAACACCACAACATTGACACTATCAACAAAAAGCGTGTAGACCTACTCAGGCAAGTATGCAAATAAACTACTCAAGACCAAAGCTGACGAGCTACCAAAAAGCCATCTTGGATTCAGAGGCACGTTACACGATAACGGCAGCATCGACTAAGACAGGCAAAACAGCAAGTCATATTATTTGGTTATTTGAGCAGAGTTTAAATCTAAAAGAGAATCAATCGGTGTGGTGGGTTGCTCCTGTGTACCAACAAGCGGAGATAGCATTCAGGCGTATGAAGGCACAGGTGACAGAGAAAAACTTCTTTGTATCCAATGAAAGCAAGTTAACACTAATCACACCAGTAGGCTCAAGGATAGAGTTTAAATCAGCAGAGAAGCCTGATAACCTTTATGGTGATGATGTGTACTCAGCAGTCTTTGATGAGGCATCAAGAGCAAGAGAGGACAGTTGGTTTGCTCTACGTTCAACCCTAACGGCAACACAAGGGAAATGTAAACTGATAGGAAACGTCAAGGGCAAAAAGAACTGGTTCTACAAATTAGGAGAGAGGGCAAAGTCAGGTGATCCGAATATGGAGTATTTCAAAATCACGGCTTACGATGCAGCAGATGAAGGCATCATTGAACGTGAGGAGATAGAACAAGCCAAACGTGATTTACCTGAGTATGTGTTTAGGGAGTTATACTTGGCTGAACCTGCTGATGATAATAGCAACCCATTTGGGCATCAGAACATTGACGCTTGTATCCAACAGAGTAGCGGAACACCCACAGCATACGGAATTGACCTTGCCAAATACACTGACTGGACTGTTATCATAGGACTAAACGAAAAAGGAGAGGTCGTTCACTTTGATAGATTTCAAGCAGATTGGAGTCAGACACTTCAGAAGATAACGGCAACCATAGGGAATACACCTGCTTTTGTGGATAGCACAGGAGTCGGTGATCCTATCGTGGAGCAACTACAAAGGCAACACCCAAGAATCAAAGGCTTTAAATTCACAAGCCAATCTAAGCAGCAACTGATAGAGGGGTTAGTCGTGGCAGTACAAGGTCAGCAAGTTAGATTCCCTGAGGGTGTGATTGCCGATGAAATGCGTAACTTTGAATTTGAATACACAAGAACAGGCGTGAGATACACAGCACCACAAGGTCTACATGATGACTGCGTGATGAGTCTTGCTCTTGCCAATGACTGCAAACAACACAACAAACCAGGACTTTTTTATTATGCTTAAATGGAAAGATATTACAATCGGAATGCTCCAAGAGATTGGGGAGCTTCCTGATGACCTTAACCCGATTGAGAAAACAGCTCACACGGTTGCAATAATTAAAGGGCTGTCGTATGAGGAAGTTGAGAAGTGGACATTGAATGACTTGCGGAAAATTGACTTGTCGTTTTTAGAACAAGAACCAAAGCACCGACTCAAATGGACATTCAAACACAAAGGCAGAAGATTTAAGCTCGTCAAGAATGCCAAAGCAATGGAGGCACATCACTTTATTGAACTGCAAGAATTAGGCGATAGCGATAAAATAGAGGCATTGCACAAAATCATTGCTTGTTTATCATACCGAGTGAACATCTTTGGGCGGAAGATAGAGGATGATTATCAGTGGAAGGTTGACAATTTCAAGGATCTACCTGCTCCTCAATTTTACAAATACTCGCTTTTTTTTTCGGCTCTCTATCCGAAATTATTAAAAACTACCCTAACCTATTTGAAGGGGGAGGTGAAGAAAGCAAAGGAGATGTTTTCGGATGGCTCGGACTCGTTGACAGATTAGCAGGAGGCAGACGGCAAGAGTGGGATGCTATCTTAGAGATGCCACTCACTGAGTTCTTGAATACCCTTGCATTTCACACCACAATCAGCAAACAGAGGCAGAAGCGATTAGAGAAAGCAGCAGCATCAGGTTTTGAGTCTTATGTCTGTGCTTGTTTAAACGAACTGCTCTAATTCAGCCACTTCGCTTGATTTCTTAATTATAAATAGATGGCACTATCAGCAAGTCACCAAGTCAGTGGAACACATCAACCAGCCTATAACGATAATCTGTGGGTTGTTCAAGAAACTTCCACCGGTATAACAGGCAATTTCAATTTTAAGTTTATCTGCGATGTTAAGAATACATCCGATGACCTACTCACAAGAATAAAAGCACCTTTGCACTTTGGCTCAAACAATAGAGGTGTGTTTAACATCGCTCGTGTTTTGGAGTCATACGTCACTCACGATTGGGATTTTACAGATACGGCTTCTCAGTCTTGCACCAACTCTTTCTTTGATTACAAATTAGAGTTTGGTTACGAGTACAGCACGGGAGCAACGTCACCAATAGAGCAGACATTAGCAGAATTAACAGTGACAGGAAACACTGTTTGGAATGCTGCACTATCACCGAGAGAGTTCTTAAACTATGATGAGGGTGATTATCTAATGGAGGCAAGTAGCACAGCTACATTTTTAACCAATAACAATGCAAAAAAAATACACCGAGATCAAAAAGATTGGCTCTATGCTCTCCACGATGGTACTCTCGACCATCTACTTGTTACTTTTTCTGATAGTAGTACTAACACCATATCTGTGGCAGCCGACGATGTGGCTCGTGTCCCGATTGGTTCAAATATTTCGGGAGGCATACCGACGGGTGCGACGAGTTACACGATTCGCCCAGAGGATAGCTCGAATAATTTGGTCGGATCAGTTTATACGATAACCATAGACGAGCGTTGTTCAAAGTATGATGCAGTTGATGTGTTCTTTCTTAATAGATTGGGAGCAGTTGAGTCATTCAGATTCAACAAGGTCAGGAGGGATAACTTCAGCATTGACAGAAGGACATTCAAACAAAACCCTTACACTTTAGACGGGCAGGATTACGCCTACACAAACCAAGACTTCAATACTTCACAATATTACACGGAGAGCAATCAAAGGATAACACTCAACAGCGACCTGATCACAGAGGCAGAAAGTGTTTGGTTGAGGGAATTGGTAATGAGTCCAAGAATTTGGTTGTATGATGGGGAATTGTACCCGATAAATATCACTGATGCAGAATACGAGCAGAGGTATCACATAAATGACAAAGCGTTTAATTTAAGCATTGAAGCAGAATTGAGTTTCCCAGATAAGGCTCAAAGACTATGATAGAAATTCTAATCAACGGAGAGAAGGTTGAGCTATCCCCTGACTTTGATATTGCCATCACTCGGTCTATTGCAGACATACGCAACCCAGAGCAGAGGAGTTCGGACTATTCTAAAACGGTAACCATACCAGCGACTAAAGTCAACAATCAACTACTTGGACATATTTTTGAGGTAGGAAATGAGATAACAGGAAGCGGACAGTTTACACCTGATTTTGATCCTACAAAAAAAGCGTCTTGTGTGGTATTGGTTGACCAATTCCCACAGATCGAGGGATTCATCAGGCTTACAGAGATAGAGGTCAGCAACAACAACCTAATTGCATACAAAGCGACCATTCACGGAGAGAGTGCAAACCTATTCACAGACATTGAAAATGCCAAACTTGCAGACCTTGACTTTTCAGAATACAATCACACGGTAAACATCACCAACATAACTGACTCGTGGGATACACAGATTTACATTGATAGCACACCCACAGCGTTTGAATATGGCGTGGGGTATGTATGGAGTCAGATTACACCAAAGAGAGCCACGATTCCAAATGATTGTAGCAAGTGGAGAGTTGATGATCATACTCCTTGCTTATATGCAAAGACAATCGTTGACAAAATCTTCAGCACCTATGGATATGAGTACACTGACGATTCGTTTTTTACAACAGATGAATTTAAAAGGTTAGTTGTACCCTATACTTACGGAGCATTAACAGAGCAGCCTTCAGGTGTTACAGATAGATTGTTTCAGGCTCAGGTGACAGGCGTAACTACCTTAAGCGGTTACGATCCGACAACGGGAACTTCTGGAACTGCCTTACCAGCATCAAATGACTCAACAGGCGGGAACTTTGACAATGGAGGGAACTATGATAATACTACTTATGAATACACAGTACCTGCATCGGGAAAATATCGGTTTTATATACAAGTAGAACTCACAGCACCACAAGAGCAATATGTTCATTTTAGAGTTGAGGGAGGAACAACACCACAGATTCTATCAATTTTCTTTGATGCTGCTGGTACAACTTATGTCGGTTCTATTGAGTTAGATGTAAGACAAGGTCAGACAATCACTATGAACTATTATGGTCGCTCTTTGTTTGACTCAAACTCTGGGACATATAAACTGAACTACACAGATTTAGACGTTGCTGCCAATACATATTGGTATAATGAGTCATCTGCTTTTGGGATTGCTTATGACGAAACAGTCGATTTCGGTCAGTTCTTTACAGGTGAATGGACACAGAAGGAATTTCTGCTGAACTTGGTTAAGATGTTCAATCTATACATTGAGCAGACCGATACTAAGACTCTGAGGATAGAAACAAGGGACGATTTCTACAATGGTGACAATGTTGATTGGAGCAAGAAACTGGACTACTCACAGCCTCATCAGTTGCTACCAATGGGAGATTTGCAGAACAATCCATATAAATTCACCTACAAAGACGGAGGCGATACACTAAATAAGAAATACA